CAACCATTGAGATTCATACAAGTATTTATGCCGGATGTAAAAAAATTGGGTGTTTGGATTAACTTCTTGCCGCTAGATTTTGACGGGCAAAACCCATTCTGTTGACAAATTTGAGATCATTTGCAACGAAACCTTCTTGTGTTTCAGTGCCATCATCTAAGTAACCTTTGATAGGACTTGACTTTGCGGCGTTGTCTAATTGATCAACAACGTCTTGTTTTAGATTGTATAGAGCAATCCATATTTTAAATGCTCCTAATACACCTTGTTTATGTGCGTTTAGATGAACAGATATTTTCTCTCTCATAGAGTCTGTCATTTTTCTATTCTCTACGAATTCAATGAAATCTTTGTATAAGTTTCTTAAGTTGCCAGATACAATTTTCTTGTTAACGTATACAGTGAACAATTGATTGAATGAATTTCTTGCTTGAGGTGCAGTACTAAACAATCCTTTAACAGCAGGACCATATTGATTAATAACTTTTTCTACTTGCTGTTTGAGTTCTTTATTAATTTTTAGTTGAGGAGTTACTGGCATCTTACTAGGCACTATTGCTACTTCTGAATTGTTTTTCAAATTACCAATAGAACCATCGAGTGACGATGCTTCATTTGTTGTCATAGCATTTGCTGGAATAAATTGATGTACAGCAATCCCTGCTTGTTTGCCTTTGAGCAAATGTCCTGCTTCACTATCGACATCAACTGTGTAAGAAATTCCTCCAGGGTTTGCTTTAAAACTGTAAAGACCATCTTTGTCTTGTAATGGTTGACTGAATAACAAGTCTCCCCAATAATAACCAGTAGACCCTCTGTCTGACTTTTCTAGTCCAGGCCATACAGTATCAATAATACGATACAAATCACCTCTGTTTACGCCACGAGCCTTATCATATGCTTGAAATTCTTGTGGAGAGTAGACTAGTCTACCGCTACCATCTTTCTTATTGAACATGTGCTTGTCCATTATAGAAAATCTACCTTCAAGGTTGCGACCAAAGATTAATGCAGGATATCCGTCCCATTTAATTGTGATATTATTTGGGGATTGAATTGTTGCTTCTATTTGTTTCAGTGCATGTCTTGCACCGTTCTCATCATCTAAAAACACCAAGTCTTCTGGATGATCCATATGACCTGCCGCTTCGACTATGTTGATTTTTTCTAGTTGTCGTAATGACTTAGCGATAACTTCAGTAAGAGTACTCACTATTATCTCGTTTTCAATGCTGGTATTTTTTCTGCTCTTATTGCTGATTGAGTTTTAGATTCTGCGACAGTACCTTTTATGCCACCTACAGGTTCTATCATTTTTGGCCCTTGACTACTGAAGTCTGATCCATCAATCTCTGCACCAACAACTTCAGCGTTTGCTGTACCACCATCGTCACCACCATCGTCATTTGCAGGGGGATTTGCAGGCGGTGTTGGTTCATTCATGCCTTCTGGTGCTTGTGTAGCCAGCCATGTCGCATTAGCCAAATCACGTACTAGAGATTCTTTATAAGTACCATCGTCCCATTGTTCTTGCATAACTCTAAATATTCGATTTGAATATGTTTTTAATTTTTGACCTATTTCTAAACCTCTTGTAAACTCTAAATACCAATTAGACATGTAATTTTCTAATGTCATTTGATCTTCTTCTGGAGCCTTTCCAGGTTTTGCGAGATATGAAAAATCTGAATCTAACTGGCCTTTTACTAAATCATAGATTTTATTCATCATGTCTTCTACAAAATAACCTCTTGCTAACTGTGATTTAGAATTTTTTCCTTTAAGTTTAAATTTTGATGTGTCACGTTGACGACCGCCATTATTTCCTGATTGGCCTTTCTTTTCTCTATTATGCATATTATGCATTGCTTCAGTTATGATGTCATTACTTAACATGTATGTTTCCTAAATCTTTTTAATAGTTTTTGTAAATCGACTATTATCTCTACCACGAATAGAACTCAATAATTTCTTTTCTAGTAATTGTGCTTGATCATCACTATAATTTCGTTGAATATATTCAATAAGGTTCAATGCACTGGAAATAATATGATTTCCACGTGACTCTACAATGTGGGGTACATCGCGGTTTTGCCCAATCGATTCGAGTTCTTCTAATAAACTTCTTGTTTTCTTTTGCATAGTGATTCTCTTAAATCCGTGTATAGTATTTAGTCTACATTAGCCAATTAACACTAAATTCTTTAGTTTGTGTCTTTGAGGTTGTTCAATAATGATTTTAGTTTAGAACCTTGAACGTCTGCAACAACCTTTTTATTTGCAGGATCAACTTGATCCTGAACAATTTGATCTGTTACTCCAACACTAGAACTAGTTTTAAACTTGTCCATGATCGATTGTGCTGATTGTTGAGGAGCATCTGTTGCAGTACCTGATACTGTTGCAGTGCCAGGGTCTGTAATACGCAATGTTTCAACATCAAATGCTAGTTCGACTTTTTGTCCTACACCAGAACTTGATCTTGTCTTCATTAACTGAATCTGATACTGTCCACGTTCTCTCATACTGCGTGATGTAAAGATACCAAACACATTGTCTGCTGTGTTGATCTTACTGATACCACCTGAGATATGACTGTGATCGAATTCTATTTCTTCTACTGCACTTCTGTTTAACTGTGATGCAGTTACAAAGATTATATCTAATTCTTTTGCTAAGTTACGCAATTCTTCTGATACATACTTGTCTTTAACATACAAGTCACTCGGACTTACTTTAGCACTTACAGGCATCAACAAGTCTAAGTAGTCAACACATAAAAAGTCTAGTTTCATACCTGTTTGTATCTGCAACTCTTTACAATATGCTCTCAAATCGTTTACAGTAGATTGAGCAGGCATGTATTTGATTCGTAATTGACCAGCCGCTTTCTGCTTCATCTTCACTTTCATTTCAACATTGTCTAAATCTTTAAAGATTTCTTTTGCGCCAGTATCAGTAACCATTGAATCAATTCTCATTGCTGATAAATGCTCACTCAACTCTAAAGTGATATAGATACCAGAAAGACCAGCAAGAATCCAATTTACTGAAAGATTTTGCATGAACAATGACTTACCAGAACCTGATCCACCTGCAAAGATTTGTAGTTCTCCACGATTAAATCCACCATAAAGTTTCTGATCAAGTACAGGCCATCCTGTAGACGATTGACCATTGCTTGTTTTTAGATGCATCAAACGAGCCCTAGGATCATCAAAATAGTCAACACCCATATCTCTTAACAATGATATTTGTACTGCATCTTTAATTAACTTTTCGACAGGATCATAATCACCTTTCTCTAGTAAATCTGCTGATGCCATGATTGCTCGTTCTAGTTCTTGTCTACGAGTAAATGCTTCAAACTCAGTCATAAACCATTCATAGTGTCCTTCATCTAAGTCAGGAACTAAATCTATATCAACGCCTGTTGTTGCTTTAATTTGTGTCGAGTCAGGCAATATTTTATATTGATCTGAATGTTCTCTCATAAACTCTGCAACAGGTCGTAGTCTTCTGTCAAAGTTTTCTGCATTAAAAATATTAGTGATCCTAACAAACAACTCTGCGTTTGTTACCATCATTCGCAAGAACAGTTCTTGCACCTCTGCGTTAAATTCTTTTAGCAATTTTATTCCTCATAACTTCTATTTTAATTTTACTATTAGTTGCGGCTTCCAATATACTTATTAAAGTAGGAAGTCTCCCATATTTTATCACGGCATCATTTGCATCTTTAATGTCTTCTGCCCAGTTAGGAAGAGACACGTCAAAGCCTAGTTCTAATGCTTTATCACATATCTCTAACCCTGTTTTATCCTGATCAGGGACAACAATAATTTGTTTACCCAACTTCTTTAATACACCAACTTGATTATCATTGATTGTATTGTGAGTCAAGGCACAGCCATTCATTGAGATTGCATCAAAGATACCTTCAAACACTAAACAGACTTCCCAGTCGGGTTTTTGCAAGTCAATACCAAATACATAGCCTGGCTGTTGATCATTGATGAACTTAGGCACTCTATTGTCTAAGTATCTACTTGTACTACCTACAACTTTGTTTTCATATGTGTAAGGTATAATCAATCGTTGTGAATTTCTACCTTCTTCTTTAGGCGTGACTAAGAAAGGATAATCATTATGAGTCATGCCTCTTGTTGCAAGATAGTCAATGTAAACTTTATGTTCTGAATTGCCTTCATAAATCAGTTCACCTTCTGGCATTTCTTTTTCTTTAAAAACAGGTACTGCATGTTGTTTCTTTTTTGTTATAATAGAATCTAATAAGTCTTTGTGTTGTAAAGAATGCATAGCCCATTTACTAATGTCTGTATCATTCATGCCACACCAACTTAAAAATCTACGACACTTTTTGCTAATGTTTCTACCTAATTTAAAACCACATTTGAATGAACAATTAAAACAATGATACTGCCAATTATCACCATCTATTTTAACTCCTCCACGCATACGTTTGTCCTGACTATGACCATTATGCACACAGCAGGGAGCATTGAACGAAGTCCAACCGCTTTGCGTCTGTTTCTTTTTGCCAGGTACAATCGTAAGTATATCAAACATATCTGATATTATATACGAAAGAGAGTGTTAAAACAAGTAATCAGGGTAACTTATCTTGCCAAAATAGTAACTATATTACCCACATTTGCGTGAAATTTGAGACGAATAAAAGGATGATATCCATTTATTGTATAACCTAATGTTCCGTTTTCTACTGCACCATTGGCGGCATTGCCATATCGATATGAATTGATATCATAGTAATCTGAATCAACTAGTGTTGATCCTTGAATTGTTAAATTACCAACATAGTTTGCCCAGTCTATAGATGTTGATAATACCGGATTATCTGTTGTGTTTATAACACTTGAATAGAATGTAACTGCTTCGGAATTTGCATTTGCATTTGCGTTTGGTAATGTCTGATCATTTGGTATTGTAACGACTTGAGAAGGAACAAAAGAAGGTAACACTGAGTCAACGATATTTAAAT